ATGGTGTGCGGCTCGCCTTGAATATCCTCATATTCAAAGATATATTTTTCTTTACTGTCAACCGCTGCAAATCCCACAATCACCACATGCACGGCGGCATTGCCTTTGGCTTCATTGCTCCATTTGAATGTACGGTGGGCAAAGTGGATGTGCATATGATATTGTTCAAACAGTTCACGCCACAAGATGCCGACTTGCTCGCCTTGGGCAATGGAGTTGGTCGATACAAACGCGGCTTTGATGGTTGTTCCTTGCATATATTGTGCAGCCAATACATACCAACAGGTCACATAATCCAATACGCCAGCCCCTTTTACACGATGAAATACTTTCTTTAAATCGTCTTTTTGGGCTTTATTTTGCTCTTTCTTCCCCAAAAACGGCGGATTCCCCAAAATATAGCTTAGTTCATCTTTTGGCACGATGGCTTGCCAGTCCAGTTGCAAGGCATTGCCATGCACGATGGTGGCGGATTTCTTCAGCGGCAAACGTGCATAATAGAGTCCAAAGGCTTCGCTGACGTGCATATTCATTTGATGATCCATCAGCCATAGGGCGACCTCGGCAATTTTGGCGGGGAACTCGTCATATTCGATGCCGTAGAACTGGTCAACATCGATATGCAAGATGTGTTCAATGCCTGTCACTTGCTGTTTGCCATACAATGTTTTCAACACTTCCAACTCAAGCAGGCGCAGCTCTCGATAGGTGACAATCAGGAAGTTGCCACAGCCACATGCAGGGTCTAAAAAGTTGAGTGTGCCAAGCTTTTGATGGAAGGCGGCGAGCTTTTTCCTGTTCCTTTTCACCTTCTCAAACTCCGCGAATAAGGCATCCAAGAATAGCGGCTTGATGAGTTTTAAGATGTTTTTCTCTGAGGTGTAGTGTGCGCCAAGATTGCGGCGTTCTTTGGGGTTCATCACGCTTTGGAACATGCTGCCAAAAATAGCAGGTGAGATTTTGCCCCAATCCAACGCGCAGCTTTGCAAGAGCATGTCACGCATGGTTGAATCAAAAGCGGCAATGGGCAACGGCTCCTCAAAGAGTTTGCCATTCACATAAGGAAAGGCTGCCAAATGTTCATCAAGGCTTTTCATGCGTTTGTCATGCGGTGTGTTCAACACTTGGAAGAACTGCGCCAACAATGCGCCCAAATTGCTGCCATCTTCATGGGTTTTTAGTTCGATGAACTCCACAAAGGTATCTTTCTCAAAAATACTGGTGTCATCGGCAAATAGGCAAAACAACAAGCGCACCAAAAAGAGTTCGAGCGAATGCCCTTCATAGCCACTGGCTTTGAGTTGGTCGTGCAATTTTCCCATCAATTCGGCGGCTTTGATGTTGACGGGGTCTTCATCCTTGAAGCTGCGCTTTTGATAGCCTGCCATGAATCCGAATAGCTTGATGTGCTTGTGCAAATCCGCCAAGTGGAAAACGTGTTTTTCATTGCTGTCCAAATCATAAAGCTGGAAGCGTTCAAAATCGGAAACAAGAATGTATTTGGGCAGTTCGGCTTCTTTTAAGCCGTGAAAATAGTCTGTTGCTTGCTCAAAGGCTGCGTCAAGGTTTTTGCCTTTGGACTTGTGTTCAATCAGTAAGGTTCCTTTCCAAAACAAATCAATGAAGCCTTGTTTGTGGTTCAGCTTTTTCACAGGCTCTTCAAAGCTTGCCACACGCCGCCTAGAGATGCCGAAAATGGCAAAGAAATCATTCCAGAATGAGTCTTTTTCAGCACGCTCACGGCGTTCGCCTTCCCACTCCTTTGAAAACTTTAAGGCTCTGTCCCTGATTTCATTCCAACTTAGTGCCATAACTTCTCCTTTAGGAATAGTCGGACGCTTGTCCGCTTCATCCATCCCCACATGGGGCAATGATGCACCGTATTCCTATTGAACGAAACGGAGCGTTATCATGGCAGCGAAATTAACCCAACATTGCACCCACGGCGACAAAACCTACGAAGCAGGCGAGATTGTGAAAAATGCCAAGATTGCCAAGATTTTAATGGAGTCGGGCGTGGCTGAAGAAGTTGTCGAAGAAAAAAGCGAAGAAAAAGGCAACGAATAAGCCATGAGCTATGCCAGTAAGGCGGATATGCTCGCCATGTTTGGTGATGCCGAAATCATGCAGATTACCGACCGCGCCCATGCTGGCGTGATTGATACGGCGGTGTTGCAAACGGCACTCGATGATGCAAGCAGCGAGGCGGATTCCTATTTGCCAGTCGTTCCCACTGTGGCAAGCCGTGCATTGGTTCGGCATACGGCTGCGATTGCACGTTTTTACCTGTATGCTAACAAAGCCACCGATGAAGTGCGCGAACGTTATGACGATGCGCTTGCATGGTTGAAGCTTGCTGCACGTGGCGTGGTGGATTATGGCACATTGCCTGTCACCGCCGTTGCTCAAGCTGGCATCCCTCAATCCAAGTCGCTTGTTTTGAAACATGAAGCTTATCAAGTCCCACGCGTGGGCGGTGTGGTTGTATGACGCTCACAGGCTTACAACAAGCCGCCGTGGATGCGATTAAGGTCGCTTTTCCATCGCTTGCACAGTGCGAAATGTATGGTGGGCAGTTGACTGGGCAGGTGGGTAGCCGTGTTGCCATTCATGCACCAGCGGTATTGGTGGCGGCTTTGGGCTGTAAACCGATTTCCGACCCTGGCATTGAAGGGCAAATGGATATGCGGTGTCGGATGGTCGCTTATGTGATTGCTCAAGATAGCAGTAGCCGCAACACACGCGAAGGAACGTGCATCGATTTGGCGGAAGCCGTTGCCTTGCTGATTCACAACAACAATTTTGCTTTGCCTATGGTGGGCTTGGCGCAATTGGGGCAAATGCAGGGCACATGACGAATGCAGCGGCGGATGATGCAGGCTTTTCGCTTTGGTCTATCACTTGGGAGCAAGAAATAAGACTTGGCGTTGCGCCAGTCACAAGCTATGGCACGTTAAAAGAAGTTCGCATTGGTGTTTCTCCCAATCTTCCTAAAGGTACACAGCTATGATGCTCGAACTTTTGCAACGCATCGAGCGCCTTGAACGGCAAATGCACAATATCGCCTTGCTTGGCACGGTGTCTGATGCTGATTATGAAGCGTCTCGCGTGAAAGTTGCCATTGGTGATTTAATCACAGGCTGGTTGCCGTGGCTTACCGTGCGTGCAGGTGGTGATGTGACATGGGATGCGCCCGAAATTGGCGAACAAGTGACGGTGATTTCACCTTCAGGCGAGCTTGGCAATGGTTTCGTGATACCAGCCCTGTATCAAAATGCCCATCCAGCCAATGGCAACACACCTGATTTACACACTCGAACATACAAGGATGGTGCAGTCATATCCTATGACCGTGCCGCCCATCATCTATCTGCCATCTTGCCCGCAGGGGCAAGCACGGAATTGATAAGCAGTGCCATTCACTTCAAAGGCAAGCTCACACTGGATGGCGATTTTATCCACAACGGCAATGAAACCAAAACAGGCAACACCACGCAAACAGGCGCAATTTCAACCACAGGCGATGTGGTTGCGGCGGGCAACGTCACAGCAACTGGCAGTGTTACAGGCGCAGGCATCAGCCTTTCCACGCATACGCATGGTGGCGTTCAATCAGGCATCTTCAACACAGGTGCTCCGCAATGAGTTTATTGTTCCCTTTTTCCTTCGATTTCTGCGGGTATGACAAAAGCCATCTCCAAAAAGAAGGTGAGAAAATCAACAGCTTCTTTGGCTTGTTCGTCGGTGGCCTGAATTTCATGTGTTGCCTTATTGCGTTCCATGCGAAGGCAGTGAAACCACGCCTTGATGGGCGAAGTGATGATGCCTTGTGTATGACAGTCATCAATCATATCCACAAAGCGTTTACCTTTGGCTCCCAGTTGCTTGAGCGACACTTCAAGCACACTGCCACACATGCTGACAATAGCGGCTGGCAGTTCATTTCTATGCAGCATCTCCTGCACGAGTTCAAACAGCTCCTGAATCTCTTGCGGATAGCTCGCATGCATGCGTACACGCTTTGGCTCGGGATAAATTTTCGTCACCGTGGGTGGCGTTTTTCTAAACAGCCGATTGCGGTCGTTTCCACACTTGATGATTTCCCCAATGTCTTTCCATGTCGCTTGAAAAAGAATCATCACAGGTGCGTGGCACATTGGGCAAGCGGCAGTGCCATAGGCATCGGTGAGTTCTCCAACCTCACATTCAGTCATGCGGACAGCAGGAACAGCTTCGCTCGGATTGCGGATGTTGTATTGCGCGATATTCACCATGTGAAAATCAACGGCATTGCAGCAGTGCGGGCATGTATGTCGAACAGAGAACATTTAATCACCTCCAAAGGAGTTTTATGATGTGTAGCCCATTCAAAAAAGCAAGTAACCGCTTACATGACACCCTGATTGATGCACACGGCAACCATCGCTACAGCAATCCGATTGAAGCCATAGATGCGCTTAAAAATGTGTACCAGTTGTGCTGCATTGATAATGAGATTGGCGAAGATGCTGCACGCATGGCGTTGTCCGAGAACTATGTGATGGCGATGTACCGTTTATCTGGGCGACATGGATCATGACTGGCATGAACAACAGCACAGGCGTTGCCATTGGTGGTATTGCCCATTTGCGTCAATCCATTGCCGATATTCTCGGCACGCCTTTGGGTAGTCGTGTGATGTTGCGCAGCTATGGCTCTCGCTTGTTTGAATTGAACGATGCAGCCATGAACCGTGTGGGCGTGATGGATGTCATGATTGCCACGGCGGAAGCGTTAAGAGCATGGGAGCCACGCTTGCAGCTATCGAAAGTGGCGGTCAATGAAGCCACGGCGGATGGTCGTTTTCATATCAGTGTGTCAGGCATCTACACACCCAATGGCAAAGCACTTTCTT